ACCATTATATTTAAATGCTCAAAAAAATAAAACTAAAATAGTAGATTATGTTAATAGACTATTAAAGGAAGAAAATTATGTTGATGCTGTATTAACAATTAGTATGTGTATAAATCCAAAATCAGGACGAAATCCTTCAATATTTGAAGGATATTATGAGTATAAACATGAACCATATGCTGAATTATATTTTATAAATGAAGCACGAAAGATTAAGTATAATAGTATATTAAGACAACTTATACAAAAGAGAAATATATTAGAAAAACAATTAACAGAAGAAGAGGAGCAACCAATTGTGAGAGATTTAATCACAATTAAACCAGAAGATACTCCTTATTTGGGATTAGAGAAAACAGACCCTAGAATTAATAGCGAAGAATTTGATATTAAAGAATTTGTCGATGTTGATGGTGGCAAATCAATTTTAAGAAAAAAAAAGAAGTCTAAAACAAAGAAGTCTAAAACAAAGAAGTCTAACTCCAATAAGTCTAACTCAAATAAGTCTAAAACAAAGAAGTCTAAAACAAAGAAGTCTAACTCAAAGAAGTCTAAAACCAATTAAAAAACAAGTCATCAATCATAATAACATATATAACACAATATATGTTATTAAAAGTAATAATATTTTTTATTATACTTAAATACTTAAATACTTAAATATCTAAACTCACAATATTTTTATCGCTTCGTTGCCTGCGTTTAGATTTTGTAGGTATTTTAGCGTTTGTCAAATCTCTCAAGTCTTCAATACTAATAGTGCTAGATTCATTATTTTTTTTTTCATTAACATCAAGTTGTCTAGTCTTTAGACCACTTAATAAAGACGCAATATTTTGACTGGGAGGAGCAATTGAAGGACCTTTCATTTCTGGGCGTGTAATTCGCTGTTCGCTAAAAGGATTACCTTCACCATTATCCATTTCCATACCGCGTGCCGACATAATATCTGGGCGATTTATTATGTTTTGCATTCTTTGACTGCGTTCAGGTAATTTAGATTCAACTGGTGGTGGAGGTGGACCAGAATTTACATTTGGTGGCATAGATGCTCCAAATCCAGGATTTGAACCATTATTTCCAAATAATCCATTCATAAATCCACCTAATCCGGGTTTAGATTGTCCCATAGTATTTACCGCGGCTTGTGTAAATTGCTTCATTAATTCAGGATTTTGACGCATAATATCATCCATTCCAGGCATCGAAGATTTAAATAGTGTATTTGACATATGAATCATCATTCCTGAACCGCCTAATTGAAACAATAATTTTAATTCTGGAGACATTTTTGCTTTAGATTTATATTTTTCGTGTAATTCGGCAAAAATATCATCATATTCATCAATATTCTCATTTATTTGTTCGCCCCAACCATCAAGTTTAATATCAAAAGGATCAAATTTATTATTTAAAAACTCTAACCCAGTTATACACGCCATTAACATTTTTCCTTGAAATTTAATAGCGTTTGATTTTTCCTTTTCGGCAATAATAGTTTCATATTCTCCAATCATTTCATTTAAATTAGAATCCATATTATAACGTTTACTGAGTGAAACCCCCTTTTTCTCTAGATCTTCTAACTTGCGTAAATATTTGAACTTTTCTTTTAATTCTTCTTCTTTTGTCAATTCAGGTTTTTCTTGTGCTTTGTCTAAATTAATAGGAACATTATTAAATTTACCAAATCCGTCCCAAGTTTTATTTTCATTCATATTTGCGGTTGATTTTCCTAAATTTGCTGTCTCATTTTCATTATTTTTTGTAACAGGTTTAACATTTGCACCATTGTTTTTAGAATCACCAAATAAACTTCCAAAAATAGATTTTTTATTGGCACCGGTTGATTGATTATAATTTATTTCTTTTCTATTATCCGAGTCTATACTAGTATTTAGCTTTAGTTTTTCATCAAAATGTTTTGAACTGGTATTATCTGTTAAATCATTTAATTCATTTTCTAAACTTGTAATGTCTTCAATATCTATTGATGTCGATGTTTTTTTATCAGTTATATTTTTTCCATTCATTAATAATTCAATACCGCCTCCAAAATTAGAAGATGGTTTTTTTGATATAATTTCTTCTACATCTGAATCGTTTATTTTAAATTCTGGAATTTGAAAATTATCAATGTTTAAAGTTTCAGGTTCTATTTCTATAATATCCATTAAAACTATTATGATAAAAATAGAAGTTTAATTTTTAAATACTCCGCAATATATATTATATAATAATTATTAGTTATTTTAATACATTAAAATTTTCTAAATAATAAATTCCTTGTAAAAAACAATCTGCTAAATCATCTTTTTTTGAATGTTTAATAAAAAAAGCAACGTCTTGATACATATTTTTATGTTCTAGTAATTGTTTTGTGTAATAAATACTAAGTTTCTTTCGCTCATTATATGATAATTTTTTATCTTTAATTTCTTTAACTTCTTTAGTTTCATTAACATCGCCAAGATATTTACTTTCTTTGCTAATAAATGGTTTTAATTTATTTGTTGCCGAGATAAATTTAATATTATAATTATTACAATCTATAAAATATTGAGATATCATACCTTGAATAGTTTTCATCCTGTTAGCAATAGGACTTATTTGATTTTCTAAAATAATTTGGTCAATTGTGGACAAATCAAAATTTTTAAATAATTCGTTTAATTCATTTTTAATACTAATTCCTATATCTATTAAATTTACATTGTTTGCGTTAACACTTTCAATTGCTTCAAAACACGTTGTATTTAAATATTCTTCTAGTAATTTTATTAGTGAAGTTTTATTTATAGGTTTTTCTATTTTAATTTGATATTGTTCAATAAGAGTGGAGAGATTAGCAACAGATTGCTTATGTAAAGTTTTAATATTACATGTTGGTAAACTATATTCGGTTTTTTTTGTATGATTTTTACAATAAAAAACATTGTCTTTATGAAATTTGGCTTCTTTTGAGCAGCATAGTTGATTACACGAAATCAATTTGTTACATAAATTTATTACATCCCATTTTATAATTTTAAATTCTTTAAAATCTTTTAATTCATTAGCATTGGTATTAAATTTTTTATCTATAACATCACATTCTAAAATTACATATGCTAAATTTTTAATACCAATATCTATGCTTAATATTTTCATAAGTATTATAGGTTTATTATTATAAATATTATATATTATTAATTATATATATAATATTTACTTATTTGTTTCTATATATTATAATAAAAGTTTATTTAAAAGCACCCAAACATACTGAATAATTCAATCTATAAAGGTAATACATCAGCACAAAGGTCAAAAAATATGATATTGCGAAACCAAGTATCTTATAATTCTTTTTAACTAGAGCTATTATTATTCCTATAAATGTTAAAAGAACTCCTGCTAAACTAAAATATCCCATGTAATAAAAAAACATACAATGCTCTTTGCCAAAAGGCGACATTAAATCATCAAAATAAGCCATATTTTATTATATTATATTATATATTATTAATAAAATAAAATATATTATTATAAAATAAAATATTATAAAATAAAATATTATAAAATAAAATATTATAAAATAAAATATTATAAAAATAAAGTTAAGTTACTCATTGGCATTAATTACATACTTTGTCACATGTTTTTGCGCATCTAGTTGTTGTTTAGACAAGTATACATTTTTTAAATCACTTGTTTCATATCCATATGGTTGGTCGCGCGACAAAATAGAATTAAAAATGTAAGGAGTTTTATTAGATACTAAAGGTTCAGAATTATTATTTATATTTGCTCCGCATTCAAGAATGGAAACATATTGATTGTTTTTAATAATATTATCAGCATTTACTTGTAAATATTTTCTATAATCACTATTATTTTTAATATTTTTATTATTTTGAAAAACACTATCATTAAGAACAGATGAATAATAATTGCTAAATAATCTTGAATCGTCCATTAACGGAGGAAAATTGAAGTGAATATTATTAGAACCACTATAGCAAGTTCCCCAACTCATAAAATTAATATTATATTATGTAATAATATTAATATTTTATAGATTTTAAATTAAAACTTATATAAAAATATTGCTAAGTAAATTTATTTTTAAAATAAATCTTTATTTAATTTATTGGGAAGTCCATGTCCAAACATTACCATATATATCAAAACGAAAGCCGCAATTACTATACTTCTATTTTCAGCAACTATGTGTCTTTGACCGAGAGCATAAATCATAATAACATACAATAAAACACCAAGTATAATTGAATGAATTACCATTATTATACCACGCTCCATTTTTTATATAATATAAAACAATATTATTAATTTTTTAGTATAGATTTTTTTATTGTTTTTGTAATAGTTTTACTAAATCAGATTTTTTCATTTTTTGAGCACCTTCATTATCTATTAAATTTTTAGTAACAACTAAAGTTTTTAAATCATCTACCTTCATTTTTGAATAATTTTTTCTTTCACCTGTTTTATCATTTGACTCTTGAATATTTTCTAAATTTATTATTTTGGGGTTACTATTTGTATTATTTAATGTAAATGAATCTAAATTTATTGGTAAATTTTTTAAAAATGTTTCATCATCAAAACTTGAAATAGTTTGCTCATTTAGTTCAATATTTTCTGAACTTGTTAAATCTTCTAAATCTTCTAAATCTTCTAAATCTTCTAAATCTTCTAATTTATTATTAGAAATAGTTAAATTTTCTGAATTATTTTTGTCATCATCTTCATCTTCATCTTCATCTTCATCTTCATCTTCATCTTCATCTTCATCTTCATCATCTTCATCTTCTTCATCTTCTTCGTCTTCATCTTCTTCATCTTCTTCGTCTTCGTCTTTGTCTTCGTCTTCGTCTTCATCGTCTGATACAGATATTTTTTCCCCTAAATTAATTTTTTTTATTTTATCAAATTCTACATATTCGGTTCTATTATTTTCAACATTACTGCTATTAGTATTGGAATTAGTAGTGGACATAGGTTTATTTAGTAAACTGAAATGTTGCATTTGAATATTATAATTAATAATAAAATTTTGTAAAATTTTACCATGCTCAATGACACTTTTTTCTAACAAATTTAGTCTTCTATAGCAATATAACATAATTCCTCCACTTGTTAATAAAATTAATCCTAATGTTAATAAAAATCCTGAATCTATAAATTTAAATAAAAATGACATTTATATTAATGTATAATTATATTATTTTAAGTATTGTTTAACGAATAATATATTTAATTTTTCATATTTGTAATAATATTTTCTGGATAATTTAAATCTTGAAGCACTTTCATAGCGCCTTTTACTTTTGAAATACCCTTTTTAATCTTATAAGTATATTCAAAATCTTTGGCATTATTATTTACTTTCATACAGAAATTATTATTTTGCTTATTTAATTTTTTACATAATTTAGTATAATGTGTTGTTAAAACATAGTCTATATTATTAAATTTATTTAAATAATTTAAATAACCATAAGCACTATCAATAGCTTCCTCTGGATTGGTTCCGCTATATAATTCATCAAATACACAAAAGTGATTTTTAGTACTATTGTTTTCAATTGCTTCTAATATATTTTTACATTGTCTGGCTTCGGCTTGATATAAACTATCGCGTCCTCCAGTGTCCGGAATATTTATATAACAATGGATATAATCATATATTTTCACTGAGGCACTATTATAAAATCCACATCCAATTTGTTGAGATAGAATAATGTTAAATAATGTTGATTTTAACAAAGTAGTTTTACCAGAAGCATTTGGACCAGTAATAATTATATTTTTATCTAGTGAATACGAATTTTTTATAATTTTTGTTATACTATCTTTTGTTTCATTTACAGAAGTTTCTATAGCATTTAAGTTAGCAAAATAAGCATTTTCAAAAGAGGTAGGTTTAGAATTATTGTAGTTACAATAATTTATAACTTTACTATTTATAAAATTTTGTAATGTATCTAAATTTTTCAAATAACCATTAAATCCAAATGAAAAATACAAACTCTCTATAATATTTTCATTTTTATTTAAGTAATAAAAGCATTTCATTAAATGTCCTAATTCTACTAATTTATTAATACTTAAGGAATATGGCGTGATTTTATCTAAATCGTCTAAATAACATGTAAAAATGCCTATATTTTTATTAATAGCATCATTAAAAGATTTATAATTAATTAATTCTCGAGAATATTTCAAGAAATTTTTGTATTTATTTAAAGAACTCGCTATATATTGTTTCAAATCGTATAAAGTTTCATGAATAAATTTAATATTTGTAAAATATTTAATACAACTAGTAAAATTTAAATACATTTGGAAAATATAGAATCCAAAACTAAAAAGTAGGTAAATTTTGTTTGTAAAATTAGTTTCACTAAATGAAGTAAATAATTGCCCAATAATATGATTGGAAAATACATTTTTTAAATGTTCAAAATATAGTCCAAATGTAATTTTATGTCCTTGTAATTTTATTATAAAAAAGGGGAGCAAAAGAAACAATATTGGAATAAGCAAAGAAAAAACAGGCGAAGAAAGATTATATATACTTAAAGCTTGTAGGCATAAACTATTATTATTAAAATTACTCAATAATGGTATATCAATATATTGATAATTATTTATGAATCCATTATCATATATCACACTTTCACATTTGTTATATATTCCGTCATCTTGAAATGTTGTTTTGTCTTCGCTAAATCCGACTTTCTTTAAAGTATTATAATTCTGTAATAACAATTGAGTTTCTAATAAAAATTCTACATTATTTGTATAATATTTAGACCATTTATTAATAATATTTTTTTCGAATATATTTTTGGGATTAAAAACATGATAATACAAATTATATGATTCTTTAGTGTGATCACATATATTTGATATGTCACTTACAGGTGATTTGGTTTTTACTAATTCTAGATCATTAATAATATTGTTACTTAAAAGTTGAATACTTGAACTCTCCAAATATTCAATAGGCAACTTAAAGCAATCTACATATTTTTCTTTAGTATTTAAATTTGAATCTTCATAAAAATTCATCAGTGTGTTAATAAAATTCATATTATTAATAATAACAATTACTTTATAAATATTAATATAACGAAAATAATTAAAAAAATATTATTATAATTTATTAATTATAATATTATATGTTAATTTATGATACACAATTTATTAATAATTATTATAAAACTTTGGAACATGAAAAATTAGAACCATCAATTCAAAGTTTATTAAATACATTATTAATAACAATTAATAATGATTTATCATTAAATAATTATGACCAAGAAATGGATAATAAATTGAAGAAAAAATCAAAGTATAAAAAATATGATAGTTATAATTATAATGGAACAAAAGACTTTAATTTGATAAATAAATACAATAAATTAAGTGTAATACAAACAACTAGTACCAGTGTTAGAAAGGTTCCAATTGATAAAACAAAAATAAATATTGCTAAAAGTAATATTAAAGCATTACTAAATAAATTATCACCATCTAATTATAATAAATTAGAAAAAGAATTTTTAGTTATTTATAATGAGTTGCTAGAGTCAAGCATAGAAGAAAGCATAGACGAATTGTATTCGATGGATAATTATATAATTGATTATATTTGTTATAACAATATGTCTTATACTTCAATATACGTTAGCATATTTTTTTCACTACTTGCTATTTATAACACTAAAGATTATAAATTAGAAAATGTATTTTTATATAATTTGTTAAAGGAAAAATATGAGGATTTTTCTAATTTTGAAAAATATATTAAATGCTCTAATAATAAAGACGAGGATGAGTTTTCAGTAAATAAAAATAATGATAAATACAAATGTTTTATAATTTTTATAATAAATATTTATAAAAAATTATTTGTTTATGAATTAGAAAATGTAGAATCGCATGATTACATTTCCAATTTATTTATTAATACACATATTCTTGAGGAATTTATTTTGCTCTTTACTAATTTTTTTATAACAAATTTACAAATTGAAAACAATACTGCTTATTGTGAAAATATATTAGAGTTTTTGATGACAATATATAGTGAGTTATTTAAAGAAATAAGAATTATCAAAAAAATAGACGCTAATTTAAAACTATATGAAACTATTAATTTGCTATTACTTAATAAAAGTAACTATATTTGTTTTACAAACAAAATAAAATTCAAATTAATGGATATTCAAGATAAATATAAAAAATATATATTGGTTTAATTTTAACAACACTTGATTTCGATTTTACGAATATAGCTATTATAATAACTAATAACTAAAATAAATATAATAAATATAATAAATATAATTAATATAATAGTTTAAAAATACATTTATAAAAATAAATAATAATATATAATGATTACATCTAATATTGATAGCAAAGTAGAATATGCTATTACAAATAATATTGATAAATCAGATATAAATCACGAAGCATTTGTATATAATGCGAAAATATATAATAAGCATATAAAATTCGTTTTAGGAACACCACGATTTGATTTTTTAACTAATAATATTATGTATTTTAATATTTATTTAGCAAATAATGGTTCAGTTATATCAAAAATAGGTATATATGAAACTACTAATACAGATTATGCTTCATTATTAGACTCTAATGGGGATGTTGATTTAAATAAAATGTCTGAACCAATTATATTTTCTTTTGCCAAACCATTAATTATGAATAATTATGAGTTAATTGATAAATTTGAAACTATGTCTAACGCAAGTGATTTTAATAGTACTGATGATGGTTCTAATATTAGTGATGTTGAAAGCATTAGCGGAGATGACGATGACGATGACGATGACGATGCCGATGCCGATGCTGATGCTAGTAAAAAACCATTAAAACTTGTAAGTGCAAGCTATGATTTAATGGAAGTAAATAGTCAAACAAAAGAAGAAAGCGATTATGAAATTAATAAATATGAAGAAGATCCATCACATAAATGGATAAACAAATATTTAAGAAGCAATAAATATGAAATTCTAGATAATGAAGGTGGCGGAGATTGTTTTTTTGCGGTTTTACGAGATGCGTTAAGAAGTGTAAAAATAGAAACATCGGTTAAATCTATTCGTGAAAAATTAGCAAGTGAAGTTGACGAAGAAATATTGGCAACCTATAAAGAGTTTTTTGGGTTGTTTTATAATAATATGAAATCAATACAAACTCAATTAAAAGAGCATAAAAAGAAGCATTATACATTAAAAAAAATGATAACAGCAACAGGAGATGGTCCCGATAAAATGAAAATGATTAGTGATGTTAAATCTAATTTTGATAATATGTCTTCAATTAGTGATCAAAACAAAGAATTAGAAGAATTAACAAGAGAATTTGATTTTATGAAAGATGTAGAGACCATAGATGATTTAAAAAAAATAATAATGGAAGTAGGAGGCAAATATTGGGCAGATAATTGGGCAGTTGTTACATTAGAGAGATTATACAAAGTTAAATTTATTGTTTTATCTCAAGACCATTTTTTGAATGGTGAAAAAGAGTTGGTTTTACAATGTTCTGAAGCCGATAAAAAACTACAAGCACAAGGTATTTTTGAACCATCTTATTACATAATGACAGATTATATTAAAGGTGTTCATTATAAGTTAATAACCTATGATAAAAATATAAAACGCGGAGCATTAACATTTAATGAATTACCATATAGAATAAAAGAATTGGTTTTAGAAAAATGTATGGAGAGGGGTGCTGGACTATATGTTTTAATACCTGATTTTAAAACATTTGCCAATACAAACGGGGTTCAAACATCAACTATTAGTAAAACTAGTAAGTATGATTCTTTAGTAAATACTAAAACTCCTAAATCTCAAGATTATAGTGATTCAATAATTATTCAAATATATAGTAAATCAAAACACGAAAAGGTTGGCGAAGGTAGTGGAGAATCTATAAAACCAGAATTAAAAACATTGAAAAATGTTTTAGAATTAAATAATAAGAAAAAATATCCTGAATGGCGTAGAAAAATAGACAATGATTATTTAGTTCCTAATCTAGTAATTGATGGAAATAATTGGGCAAGTGTAAAACATTATATGTTGGGTTCTCGGTTTAAAGAATTGGTTGACTTATACAGCAAATTTATGAAAAATGGAGATGTTGGAACAAATAGTGACGATGCACTAAAATTATACAATTCTAATATTGTTAAAAAATCTGTTAAAAGTGTAATCCTTAATGATGAAGAATTTAAAAAAATAGAATCCGGTTTATTGGAAAAAGCGCAATATTCAAAATTTACGCAAAACGATGAGTTGAGAGAAATTTTATTGTTAACGGGCGATGCGTTAATAAATGGTTTTAAACAAACCAAAGGGGCAAGTCCAGCGCTAGAATTAATGAAAGTTCGCAAATTAATAGGTAAATAGGTAAATAGGTAAATAGGTAAATAGGTAAATAGGTAAATAGGTATTTTTTATAATATATAATATTTTTTATAATATTATGTATTAGTCATATATGTATTAGTCATATATGTATTAGTCATATATGTATTAGTCATATATTATTTATTTCATTTTATGATATGATGCTTTGCATCTTGCATCTTTTAACGCATCTCTAAAATCTATTTTGTTAGCTCTTGAAAAATTTTTGACATGGATGATCCATTTGCTAACTTTTCCCTTGCGTGATTTACCATTGTGCATTTTACCTTTGCGCATTTTTTTGCTTCTACGTCTACCTCCTACTGGTGATGCTGGTTCATCAGTTGTTGCTGGTTCATCAGTTGTTGCTGGTTCATCAGTTGTTGCTCCTTCATCCGCGGAAGGATCCGGGTCTGAATTTTCTTCTTGATTACCACCTCTATACATTCTTTTCATATATTTTTTTGATTTTCTTCCACGTTTTCCACCTTTTCTGCGTCTGCTACCACCTTTTCTGCGTGTGCTACCACCTTTTCTGCGTCTGCTACCACCGGTTCCAGCATTATATTCAGAGTAGTTGACCGCACCATCATAACCAACAACACCTCCTTGCTCTGCTTCTGTTAAAGACGCGGTCATTTATATATATATTAAATATTATAATATTTAAAAATACTATATTATTTATTTATCTCTAAATAAATAATATAAATTATTGAAAAAATACTATATTATTTATTTACTTCTAAATAAATATTTATTTAATTATTTAATTATTTAATTATTTATTTAATTATTTAATTATTTATTTAATTATTTAATTATTTAATTATTTAATTATTTAATTAGTTTATAAGTTTTGCGTGAATTATTTTTATTTTTACGTGTATTATTTTTATAGTTAAGATGAGCACATTTTGTGTATAATATATATTCTTGTAGTAATGAATGTTTTATTTTTTTTACTTTCTCTTTAAGTTCTTTTATTTTCATAGTAGATTCATATTTAGTGTCTTTATAATTATTCAATTCTTCTTCTAAATCTTTTATATTATTTAATAAAACTTTTAAATCATTATTTAAAGTTTTATATTCTTCTTTAGAATATGACGCTTTTGTCTCGCTTAATGATGTTTTCTTTGCTTTATATTCAGTTTTCATATTTTTAATTTTAATTTTTAGAGAAGCAATTTGCTCCTCTACATCATTAGCAAGATTATCAAATTTTTTATTTAAATATACAGCATCTCTCAATTCTTCAGTTTCAATATGTGTCATTAATATAGGAACATTAATCATAATAGGTTGCGCAAATTGTGTTGGGTCTTTCTCTCTATTTAAATAACTAATAAGTCCAGTTAATTTATTTGCCAAAAGTTTAACTCCATTAGTACTTAATATATTTTCGGATGTCATAAATTGCTTTTTAAATTCTTCTTTATTTGTAGTTATTTTATCAGACTCGTGTTCTATAAAAAGATTAATTAAAGAAAATAATTCAAGAGGACTATTAGTAAAGGGAGTTGCCGTCATAATTAATAATTTACACGAATCATATCCAGATATTTTATAACTATTGCTTATCAGGTGTTCCATAATTTCCATATTTGGACGCTCTGATGCTTTCAAATCTCCGCCATATAATTTATGTGCTTCATCAATAATTATAAGAGTTTTTTTTAATATGTCTGTGGAACCATTTCTCTCAAGTAATATATCATAAATCTTGTTTTTTCCGGCTAATAAATTGCTAAATTGTTTATATGACATAGGTTCTAACCAACTTTTTGATAGCAATTTTTTGCGTTCATTAATATTTTCTGGAATAATTAATCCTTTTTCAATTTCGTCTAATATAATGGTGTGACATATTTGGTCAAATATATTTTTCCAAACATCGCTCTTTAATGTGGTGCGTGTGACCCATAATATTGAATAACCTTGTCTCTCAAAACTTGTTGTTGCTGTTGCTACGCCAGTACAAGTTTTGCCTGTTCCAACCGAGTGCCATAGCAAAAGTCCTTTATAAGGTGAATCGGGAGTAAAGTAATGCGTTATGAATTTTTGAGTAGGATTTAATTCAATCTTATTTGTAGCATTAGCATTAGCATTAGCAGTTGGTAAACATTTATTTTCTATAACTATTTTTTCCCAAACAAATTCTTTTACATAATAAGTTTTTTTAATATAATCTCTCATTTTAGTAAAATTTAATTTAGAAAATTTATGTTTTCTAGAAGATTTATTAGAGTTTAAAGACTTAGTAATTAATTTATAAGATTGATTATGTTTTTTGCCTTTATATAATACTAATGGATATATTTTATTATCAACATCAGCGTCGTCATTTATTTTTAATTCTAAAGCATTTAATTCATTTTTCATTGCTTGTAAATTTTTAGTATTTTCAATAATATCTGGAATTTTAGTATATCGTTTTGCCCATTCAAAATTTAGTTGAGAGCAATATTTATTGTCCAAATTTTTCATATAGTCGCATAAAAATTGACGCTTATTTGATTTATTAGTAGTCAATAATTTTATAGGATGTTTATATTTTTTATATACATATATCATAAAGTCCACACCTATAGGTATATCATTTGTATTTTTTTTACCACATTTTCCGTGGCATTTAATATAATCTATTTTGAAAAATTTAGATTTAGAATTTGGATTCTTATATTTATTAGCACCACCCCTCATTAAATAAACTTCATTATCCATAAATTCATTATTTAAGTCGCTAACATTATGCATATTTTGTGTTAATTCATAATCAACTGCTAGCATAGGTGCTAAATTATATAGTTGTTCTGATAATGAGTTCATTGCTTTATCAAATGAACTATAATTTAAAGTAGCATCATTATATTTTTCCATATTTTTAAATAACACTACATCTTCATCGTTTGGTTCATCCTCATTTTCAAGTAATGCTTTGTTAGTATATAGTGAACTACTTACAATTTCAGGCAATGTTAAATAATAATTATATACATATAATGGCCATCCAATATTTTCTTGAAATGGCAAACCTTTTTGACCACAAGTTCTTGTTGCGCGCCCTATTGTTTGTTTTAAATCGGCAATAGTCAAAGATGGTTCAAAAATATGAACGTATTTTACATCAAATAAATCAATTCCTTCTTTAAAACCGCTATCAAAAATTATTAATCTTACATTTTTCCCATTTATGTTTGCTGGGCGTTCATTAAATGTTTTTAAGACTTCTCTCTTAATTTTCTCATTAAAAGTGGCATCATAAATACTATTTGAACATAATAAAGCAAAATTTTTATAATTGGAGTTTTGAAGATCTAAATACAATTTTAATTTTTGTTTTTGTCCCTTTTTTGCTTTGATTATATTATTGTAACCATTTGCCTGAAATGCTGAGGCTATTATTTTTGCCCCATAACCACCTTCTTTTACATCTGAAAATATAAAATGTTTGAATTTCTGACCATGGTTTATTTCATCTTGAGCATCTAGTTCTTTAATATTATTTAATAATTGCATCATTTTAGGCGAAGCCTCCGCTAAGTCTAGATTTAATTTATTTGGATCATATATTGATTTATCAAATTTATGATAACCAACTATTTTACTAAAGTTGGCAGTTTTTCGCATACAACTAAATATTCTAGCTCTCTCGTTTCTGAATGTGCTATATTTTCTGCTTTTATTTTTTTGATGTGTTTGATTGTTTGTTGGAGGTGCCAAATTACAAAATTCATTATTTTGATAGCATTCTAATATTTTATTAAAATCATCACTATTAATAGTGCCCCCTTTATCCGGATGATTTATTTTTAACCATTTTCTAGTTATTGATTTATCACTTAAAGATTTACCATCAAATTTATATTTACACATTAATTGTTTACAAGACATTTATAGTTATTATATACTATAAATATTAATTTTCTTTAAAAATGAATAAAAATAATTTAATAACAAGTTAGGTTAATAAATTATTAACTTACTAATTTATTTAATGACCTATACTTTATTAATAGTAGAATCACCAGCCAAATGCGGAAAAATAGAAAAATTCTTGGGGACTAGTTATAAAGTTATTGGTTCGTATGGACATATTACTCATCTCTCAAATTTAAATCAAATAGATTTCAAAAATAATTATAAACCAACTTTTAATATTATTGACACTAAACTATCTCAAATTGCTAAAATGCGCAAACTCATTAATGATGCCAAAGAAGTCATTTTAGCAACAGACGATGACCGAGAAGGTGAAGCAATTGCGTGGCATATTGCCGAAGTATTTAAATTAAATATAGCAAATACTAAACGCATAGTTTTTCACGAAATTACTGAACGCGCTATTAAAAATGCGATTGCCAATCCAAGAACAATAAATTTAGATTTAGTTTATGCTCAACAAGGTCGCCAAATTTTAGATTTAATTGTAGGTTTTACTATAACTCCATTATTATGGAAACATATTGTTTCAAATACTAAAAATGCTTTGAGTGCTGGACGCTGTCAAACACCAGCACTGCGACTAGTATATGATAATTATAAAGAAATTACAGAATCACCTGGAAAATTAAGTTTTAACACTATTGGTTATTTTACTAGTCAAAATATTCAGTTTACATTAAATACAAATCACGAAACACACGAATCTATGAAAGATTTTTTGGAGCAAAGTAAAAAATACAAACATATGCTAACTAAGGTAAAAGAACGTGAGACCAGTAAAAATCAACCACTACCTTTCACTACATCTGGACTTCAACAAGAAGCCAATAATAATATGCATATTTCTCCAAAAGAAACAATGGAATTAGCACAAAAATTATATGAAGGTGGATATATTACATATATGAGAACCGATTGTAAAGTATATAGTGAAGAATTTATTGAAGAAAGTAAGATTTATATAATTGAAAAATATAAACGCGAATATATTAATCCAGAAATAAATAAACTGATTCAAAACAAGGATGCTACTAAGGATGCTACTAAGGATGCTACTAAGGATGCTACTAAGGATGCTACTAAGGATGCTACTAATGTAAAAACTACTTCAAATAATAACAACGCACAAGAAGCTCACGAAGCAATACGTCCCACTTGTATTAATCTTGAAAATGTGGACAATGAAGAAACATTTAGTGCAAAACATAGGAAATTATACAAATTAATATGGTCAAATAGTTTAGAAAGCATGATGGCACCAGCGCTATATAAACAATTAGTTGTAAATATTAGCGCACCACATGAGGCACATTATAAATATAATGCTGAAGAAAATATATTTCTTGGTTGGAAAGCAGTGCTTGGGCAAGAAGAAGAAAAATATTATACATATTTTAAAAATATTAAAGAAGACGTAGTTAATTATAAAAAAATTACTTGCAAACAAACACTTAAAGAATTAAAATCGCATTATAGCGAAGCGCGTTTGGTTCAGTTATTGGAGCAAAAAGGTATTGGTCGTCCATCTACATTTTCATCATTAATAGAAAAAATTCAAGAACGAAATTATGTAACAAAGCAAAATGTAGAAGGAAAAAATGTAGAGGTTATAGATTATGTCCTATCAGAAGATAACATTAATGAAGAAAAAGGAACAAAAGAATTTGGAAATGAAAAAAATAAATTAGTAATAACACAAATGGGTATATTTGTTATTGAATTTTTGATTAAATATTTTAATGAGTTATTTGACTATGATTATACAAAATCAATGGAAGATGAATTGGATAATATAGCACAAGGGAAAAAGAAATATTATGAATTATGCGATGAGTGTAATAGTTTTATTACTTCATTAATAAATTCCAATAATTTAATTATTAAATGCGATTCCAATTTAGAAAATGGAGAGAAATTAGAGAAATTAGAGAAATTAGAGAAATTAAATATAAAAATAGATGCTAAGCATACATATTTAATAGGGAAAAACGGACCCATAATTAAATTTGCTAAAGAAGATGGAAGTCTTGGATTTTATGGAGTTAAAAAAGATATAAATATAGAAAAACTTAAAGAGGGTGGTTACAAATTGGAAGAACTAATAGAAACAAAAGAAGAAACCACTAAATTGTTAGGGGTTTATAATGATGAAAATGTATATTTAAAAAATGGTAAATTTGGTTATTATTTAGAATGTGGACAATTACGCAAATCTCTCAAAACAATTAAAATAAATGTTCCTTATAAAGAAATAAAAATAGATGATGCTCTAACTATATTAAAAGATTGTGACTCTGAATCAAATAGTCTAGTTCGTAGGATTTCAAATGAACTAGCAATTAGAAAAGGTAAATACGGAGATTATTTATTTTATAAAACGCAAACTATGAAAAAACCGCAATTTTTCAAATTAGGCGAATTTAATGATGATTATAAAAATTGCTCCTTAGAATTTTTAAAATCATGGATAAAAGAAAAGTATGGCTTATAAAATGCGGATTACCTAATGCGGATTATACCTTATGCATTTATTCTAAATCTATAGATTGATTTATAAATGAAAAAATTATTATAATGGAAATTAGAAATATTACAAATAGTTTTTTGTTTTTTTTATATAAATAGAAAAAATTTTGTCTCATTTATAAAATACAAATATTAAAAACATTAAAAAACATAAAATAATATATATATAAATAATATTTATCTATATTATATGTGGAAAGCATTAATACTTAGTGGAACAATACTACTAGCATTAGATTTAACCTACTTATTTGTGTTTAAGGATTTGATGTTACCTGTAATAGTCAATATTCAAAAAACAGAATTAAAAGTTAATATAAAATCGGCGTTAGCCTGTTATATATTATTGGTTTCTGGATTATATTATTTTATTATAAAAAAAAGGGCACCTCCTAAAGATGCCTTTTTATTAGGTGTGCTTATAAATGGGGTTTATGAAACAACTAATTATGCTTTTTTCAAAGAATG